ATGCCTGATGATATGGATTCGAGCTTAAAGCCTTATCAGCTACAACCGAGCGGTCAGAACCTTGACGCTGTACGCGCATCTATTCAGGATAAGATTCAAGCTATTAACCGTATGAGTCACATGGGCGCTGTTCGCGGTACTGAAGCAGTTACGATGTCAGGTGTGGCAATGGCTACTGAATTCCAGATGTTGAATGCCAAGCTATCCGAGAAGGCTGATTTGCTTGAGCTTGCTGAAGAGCAGCTATGGTTGTTGTTCTGCCAGTGGCAAGATATAACCGCAGACGTTGAAATCTTCTACCCTGATTCCTTTGACCTTCGTGACTACGATAAAGAGCTATTGTTCCTACAGCAGATGAAAGCATCAGGCGTTAGGTCTGTCACTTTGTCGCAGGAAATTGATAAGAAGATAGCCGATTTAGTTCTTGATGATGAGAACTTGGCGCGGTCGCATATGGAAATCGAAGCGTCCTCAATGATTATCGGTCAATTCCCGCCGGAGCCTGAAGAGCAAGGCGCTATTTAATGGCGGCTGACGGTGATTACAGCGAAGTTCTGGAGCGGTTGGCAGATAGCCATCAGCAAAGGGTAGCTGACTCGCTTGTTGTTTTAGAGGGGCGAGTTGCAGACCTTATGGCTGACGCTCCGACAGAAGCCGGAAAGCTGTTTGATTTAGAGTGGGCTGTTAGTGCGCGGACAGAACTTAGGGCCGCCTTGGAAGAGACTTATTTGTCAGAAGTGGACTCTGTGATCAGAGGTTATGGCGCGGTGTATACTGCTGCCGAAAAGATGCTTGGCAATTTTGGCGACTTCACAAAGCTAGATGCTGGAGTTGTTAGCCAGTTGCAGCGCCTTTCGTTTCAGGGTTTTGAGGATATAGGCTCTGAGTATCTGGATACTTTGGCGAGCGAGGTTTACCAAAGCACCCTTACAGGCCGCAATTTTAATGCTACAGTTAAGAACTTGCGCCAGACTATCAACGGGGTCTATATAAAATCTAATGACGCAGAGGCTCAAAGGCTGGTAGATGTAGCGGCTAACGGGACTGCTGCACAGAGTGCGGCGGCTGTAAAGGAGTTGCACACAAAGTACGCTAGAGATAGGGCGGGCAATAACCTTCGCAGGTACTCCACCCAGATGGCGCAAGACAGCCTTATGCAGTTTGATGCGTCTATTAATACCGCTATTGGCAAGCAGTCTGGCGTAAGCAAGTGGAAGTATTACGGTTCAACTGTCAGTGATTCTAGGCCGTTTTGTGTGGAACACGCTGGGCAAGTATTTACTGATGACGAGATTGAGGAAACTTGGTCTGGTAGCTGGAAAGGCAAGTCTTCAGGTGATCCGTTTATTGTTCGCGGAGGCTACAACTGCCAACATCATTGGCGACCTGTGTTTGATGAAGAGGAAGAATAATGCCACAAGGTAAAGGAACATACGGCAGCAAGGTTGGCCGTCCCAAAAAGAAGAAGAAAGTTAAAAAATAACCAATTATGATACAATCGATATTCACCATTTACCTACTCTTTTAGAGGCTACGGCACATGAGCAATGAAATCATGGCAACAGAAGCAGAAACTGAAACTGCGGCAGTACAAAATCAGGAAACAAAGACCTTTACTCAGGACGAACTGGATCGCATTGTTGCTGATCGTGTTGCAAGAGAGCAGCGTAAGTTCGACAAGAAGATACAAGGCATTGATCTGGATGACGCTAAAGACTTAATGGCACAGCGAGAAGCTGCCGAGTTGGAGCGAAAGAAAGAAAGAGGCGAGTTTGATTCTATCCTGAAACAGACGGTCGAAAAGAAAGACATGGAAATACAGAGTTATAAAAGCAAGCTGCAACAGACGCTAGTTGATGGAGCGATCTTGGGTGCTGCTGGTAATAATAACGCTGTTAATCCGAATCAAGTTTCTCAGTTGCTGAAAGACCAAACCAGACTGTCTGATGACGGAACAGTTGAGGTGCTGGACGCTAACGGTACACCGCGATACAATGACAGCGGTGATTTGTTATCAGTTAATGAGATGGTAGCTGAATTCTTGACAGTAAACCCGCACATGGTCAAAGCGTCACAAGGTGGCACAGGATCGCAGGGTAACGCTGGTGGCTCTACACAGAAGCCTCAATCTGTGGCAGATATGGTTGCAAACTGGGAATCTGGTGGCAAAGAGGCATTTGCTGCTATGAAGAAAAAGTAACCACAAACCACAAACTAATTTTATTTAAAGGCAATTTATCATGGCTGCAACTACTTCAACTACTCTTGACGATCTATTTGTAAATATCGTTGCTCAGGCGCGTTTTACCGCTGAAGAGCAATCTTTAATGATGGGTCTAGTAACTAATTACAACATCCAAGCCCAAGCGGGCAAGACTATTCAGGTTCCTAAGTACCCAGCAATCGCTGCTTCTAACTTGACCGAAGGCACTGACATGTCAAGCACCACTGTATCTACTAGCTCAGTTTCTGTAACTGTTGGCGAAGTAGGCGCACAGGTTCTGCTTACTGACATGGCTACCTACGGTGACGGAAACCCTGCTGTTGAGCTGGGAACTGTTCTTGGTAACGCTATCGCTACTAAGATTGATACTGACCTCATTGCTTTGTTTGACGGCTTCTCTGGTTCTATCGGTGCTGCTGGCTCTGAGATCACTGTTGCTGATTTGTTTAAGGCTGCTGCAACTTTACGCGCTAACAAAGTAACTGGCGTTATTAATGCTGTTGTACATCCTTTCCAAGCCTACCAGTTGAAAGCTAACCTAACTAACACCTTCGCTAACCCGAACGGTGGCGATTCGCAGAATGAAGCGATGCGTACTGGTTACGTTGGAACTATAGCGGGCATCAATGTCTACGAGTCAGCTAACGTAGCTATTGACGGTGATGGCGATGCTAAAGGCGCTGTATTTGCTCCTGAAGCTATTATGATCGCCATGAAGCGTGACTTTAACATTGCGCCACAGCGTGATGAGTCTCTCCGAGCATTCGAGCTTAACGCTACTGCCGTTTACGGTGTTGCAGAGCTTGATGATTCGTTCGGTATCGAGCTTCTGTCTGACGCTGTACTGTAAGATAGTAAGACTAATAATCTGCCCTCCTTCGGGGGGGCATTTTTTAAAAGGTTAAATAATGGCTTATTCCTCAGACGCTGATTTACTTAAACTGATTCCCGACATTCTTGGTCTGGGCATTGAGTCTTTTTTTTTGGAGCATCCTAAAGCTGAAGCTGATCTTCAGCGAGAGTTACGCATTAAGTGGTGGCCCAGAAAGAACATAGCTGGCGAGATGGATACTACAAAGCTCACCCCTGCACAATTCACTATGGCGAGTGCCTACCTAGTGTTGTGGCGTTATGCTTTGCCCCAGCTTACCAATTGGGTTGATGGCGACAGATTCGGTAATATGATTGACTTCTACAAAGCGCGTTATGGCGAAGAGCTAGAGGCAGTGTTATCTGATGGTGTTGACTATGATGAAGATGGTGACGGCACTGTTGATTACGCTGAGAAACAACCTATCGGGCAATGGCTTAACCGTTAATGCAAATCAAGATAAACACCAACGCTAAGGAGATAGCCAAGCGAGTAAATAAGCAAGGCAAAGAATTATCCGACAGCGTTAAAAACGCTCTATCTATTACCGCCCAAGCTGGCGTTAATATTATTCTGGAAAGAACTTCAGAAGGTAAAAGCTACAAAGGTCGCGCATTTGCAGAGTACAGTAAAAAGGGAAGAAATGGCGGTTATGCTGCTTTCAGGGCTAGCAAAGGTAGAGGCAGTGCGCCCGATCTATTTTTCACCGGAAAAATGCTTGGATCTATGACCACCAAGGCTAACTACAGGCAGGCAGAAATATTCTTTAGTCGTGCTACTGAATCTAAGAAAGCTGCTATGAATAATATAAAGCGTCCTTTCTTTGGTTTTAATAACCGCGAAGAAAAGAAACTGGGCAAGATATTCTTTAAGGCGTTGAAATGAGTGTAAGAGAGAACATTGCAAACAACTTAGTCGCTACATTACAGGCGGTTAAGACTCCGGTTGATATTAAGTATGTCACTCGTGAACCGTTTGATTTTACTAAGTTATCAAGCGCACAGTTCCCCGCTATTCTTGTTAGAAGTGCAGGAGAAGATCGTGAGGATAGCAGTATAGGTGGTTCTATTACTCAGCGGATGGCCAGCATTGATTACGAGCTGATCTGCTACGTTAAAGGTGCGGTGATTGACAGTGCGCGAAATGATATAATCGAAGCAATCGAAGAAGGTCTTGATGTGGACCGCTATAGGGGCGGTAATGCCCTTGATACGCAGGTGACTCGCATCGAGATTGATGAAGGTTCTATTGATCCCGTTGGTGGGGTCATTATTACAGTTCGCGTGCTGTATCAGTACACTCGCGGCACAACTTAAACTTAAATAAAGGTAATTATCATGGCGACTAAAACAGGCGCATCTGGAGTAGTAAAAGTACAAGTCTCAGGCACGACTGTTGCCGTGGTTGGCGAAGTACGTTCTTTCACGTTTGACGGTTCAGCAGACACTATTGAAGATTCTGTAATGGGTGATGTTTCACGCACATATAAGCAAGGCTTATCAACTAACACTGTATCACTTGAAGTCTATTGGGATGAGGCAGACGCACAACAGCTTATTCTCGATGAGCGCGCATCAGTTGATTTTGAAATCTATCCTACTGGTACTGGTTCTGGCGAAACTTTCTTTTCTGGTAGCGGTATTGTAACTTCACGTTCTATCACTGGTTCTTTTGACGGAATGGTTGAAGCCAGTTTCTCAATCCAATGCAGCGGAGCAGTTACCGAAGCACAAGTTTAATTAA